AGATTCAATGCTAACTGCTTCTGGGTCTGGATAAAAATCCCAACAACTTACAGCTTCTACTCTTGGTACAGATTTATCTTGAGGAGTGTATACAGACTCTCCTGTGTCAAAATCTTTTTGCCATTTGTGTACAGTCTTATCGTAAGTAAAAGGGCCTTTCAGTATTCCTGTACCAAGTAAACACATCTCAAATAAAACATGTCTAAGTACAGTCATTGCATGACTTTCATCTAACTGGTCATGAATACATTTTTCCATTTCTTTTGCTGATTCCTCAGCAGGTTCTATCTGTGGCATTTTAGATAGGTCTGGTGCAGGGCCTTCTTTAAATCCTGCTCCTTTATATTTTTCTGTTAATCCATTAAGAAAAAAATCATCCGTAGCTCCCGGCGGTACTTCCATACCATCTCCAGGAAAACCATAAGGACTTCGTACTTCTTCTTCTTCCTTTTCTTCTGGATTTATGTGGGCATACTTTGATGAACCTTGTGGCATATCCGTAGGATGAATACCAATAGGAAATTTTCCTTGAGAAAATAATACTTCTATAAGCTGACCATAGGCCGCTAAAACTTTTGTCTTTGTTATCTTAACAAAAACTCTAGATTTTTCGGTGTCTCTAAAAGCCATATCAGAACCATAGATACCTCTATAGTTTCTGTATGCTCTTAACCAACGCTTTTCATCGTAAAGACGAGTTACTTCAGCAGATTTTAATCTAGACTCAATTACTTGGCCTAGACTAATATACTCTATCTTCTCATCTTTTAGCGATGCTGTAGCGTCAGTCCCAGTTCCACCACCAGAACCTCCAACTTTATATGCCATTATTTATTTAATAATCTCTTTCGTCTGCCATTGAGAACACTTTGCCATCAACACCATTCTTTTTCGCTCTTGGATATGCTTTATCTGTGCTGTCATAAGCATCTGCAGGTAAAGCCGCAGAAGGTTTTGCTACATTAACAGATGCTTCACTTTTTTGTGCTGTGTCTGTTGATTGGTCATCAAAGCCTTCACCTTGCGAATATTTTTTCATGATTGATGGGTCAATATCTTTTCCATTCATGTTTTTCATTTTAGTTTCTCCTCTAAATATTTAGTTAACCAAGGATTATCTACAAGAACTGTTGTTGTTGCATTAGCTAATACGTTAACAATTTGTTCTTCTTTTTCTCCTACGTCTAATCCCCACTGGTATATTATAGCATGTAAAACTTCGTGGAGTAAAGTGTTAACATGAGATACATTATCTTCTTCAGATAATCCTATCAAACCTTCTTTTGATAAAAACTGTCCGTGTGAATCAGAAAAATCTTTATCAATTATTTTAAACTCGTAATCTCTATAACCTATCTTAATTGATTTGTGTTTCATTAATATCCAAAAACAGAATCAATAGGTTTATATGTTTGGCCAGAAGTCATTTTAATATCATTCATTCTTGTCTCAAATGCCATTGGGTGTGATGGTCTTGACATACATCCATACCTAAGTGCATCGTATGCATGGTCTTCTGCATGTGTATCTACATCTTCTGGGTTGTTTTTGTCAACAGGTAACATTGGTAAAGTTCTAATTAAATTTAAACAATTGTTAAAAACAAATAAAGATGGTCTTTCTGTATTCTCATTTACTCTTAATCTTTTGTGTATTTCTAATTTTCCGTTTACTCTACTACCAGGTGACCTATCAGATGGTCTCCATCGACATCCTTCTAATATCATTGTTTCTGCAATGCTAGGCCCAATGTCTCCTCGCCTTGCCCATGTAGAAGAATCTAATACTCCGTATCTTATATACTCTCCTGTCTCACTATTCAATACCTTTTGTGCAAAAATATCTGCTGTAATATTTTTTGTATACAGCTCTCGATAAACGTACAAATTATTATCGTAGTCAACAGCAATCCATAAGCAACACGCAAAAGAAGAGTAACCCCAGTCACAAGTGCGAAACCGCATAAAGTTACGAGGTATGTCAAAAGGTTCGATAACATGTACCTCTCGGCTAAACTCTGGAAAAGCCGAACTTTCATATGACTCCCAATCTCCTTCTAAAAACTGTTTCTTCTGTACGTCTGGCAATGAAGCCAACATAACATAATAATCTTCTGTCTGCATTAGATACGGATTGTCTTGTAACTTAGCAGGTATAAATCGTCTACTTATTTTTCTTATCCCAGTGGGAGTTTGTATTTCTAAATAAAATTTTGTATTAGGTTGTGCAGGGTCTACAAACATTTCTTTAACCCAACCAGAACCTACGTTACCAGGGTTCCCAGTTGACCTCATGTAGACGGGAATCTCTGGGTCAACACTTCGCAAAGAAGAACGTAAAAAGTTATATATATCGGGAGTTGCATATTGAGGTAATTCGTCTATACCTATCCATGTATATGATTGTCCTTGATAACGTAGTACATCGGTCAGATTCTCAGCATAACCAAATTCTATTCTTGCTCCAGACGGGAAACGCCATTCTTTTTCTTGCTCTCTCCACTTTGCTCCGGGATATGCCTTTGGATATAGTTGCTGAGAATGATTGATTAAATCTCTTAGCTCTGGCATTGTTCTTCGTATTAACAATGCTCGGTGGGCATTTTTATGACAGTATCGTAGAGGGTCTACTAACATGGCATAAGATTTTCCACCACCTCTTGCTCCTCCATAAAAGACTTCTCTTTCTGATGATGCAAGAAATTCTGTTTGTGGCCCACCATTAGGTTCAAAGATTACTTCTCTGTCCCTAATAGCTTCTTGTATGGAAGGTGTTGCTTCTTCTATTTGCTGTTCATCTATAACAGTTTTCTCACCTTCTAGTACACTATCTAATTCTTTTAACTTTTCTTTTTTGTTTTCTAATCTTTTTTCTGCTAAATTGACTTTCTGTTTAGCATCTTCTAGTTTTTCTTTTTCTGCTCGGAGAAGATGTAAAGCTGATTGTCTAGCTTTCTTTTCAGATTCAGAAAGTGTTGGAGATTTTTTAACTCGTTTGCGACCTACCTTTTTTGGCTTTGGTGGTTCTACCATCCTCGTTTTAATACCTTACGCAATCCCATTCCTGTTATTGCTCTTCCTGTTTTATTTGTAACCCAAGTAGCTACTTCTTGATAGGAACAATTTTCTAAATACTGTTCTGCTTCTTTTAGAGCATCTAACTCTTCTGGAACAGCTTCTAGTGTTTTGTCTTCTTCTTCAGATACTTTGTATCCAAAAGGTATTGTCCTACTCCGAAGTTTTCTCTTTGGGCGGGAGAATAAAGATTCCATGTGCTACCTTTGCATTTATATCTAGTTTTTCTCTTTTAGCTAAACCTACTCTATCTAGAATTTGTTTAGCCGCTTCTATACGAATATTGGCTCCTGGAGTTTTTCCATCCTCATCAAGAGCTTCTATTAAACCCATTGTTGCTTTTGGACTGTACACAGCTAACTGGTGTTCTGCCCTTTCAATAATTTCTTCTTTTAAACTTTTCAATACTTTGGGGTATGATTGCGGAGCATATCCTGCAATCTCTCCTGCCATCTTTGGACTGCCTTTGGCTTCGCCAAATAGAGCATTGAGAAATTTTTCTTGTTGGTCTGTTAATACATCGTTTTGTTTTTTAGGAACTAACATTTCTTATTTTTTGTAATTTTTTTTCTGTCTTTTCTTGTAACCACTCTGGTGTTTTTCGTATTCCCACTGAGTCTTCTATTTGTCTTTGTTTCATACCCTGTCTTGCTGTCTGCAACATTTGGTCTCTAGCACCATGCTCACTTCTATCTATCGTAGATAATCGTGGTGCAGTAATTAACAATTCAACATCTTTATCTTTTAAAGGTTTTTTTCTATCTCTAATAGGTAAATATTCTGTAAATACTTTTTTTGTTTTTTTATTATAGTATTCGTACAGTGGCATTACTTATTTGTATTCCATCCTTTTCCAAATAAAAAATCAGACATCTTCATAAAGGCTTCGCCCAATCCGTAGTGGTCTACTTTCTTTTCTTTTGGTTGTATCTTCTTAGGTTTCTTTGTTTTAGTTTTTTTCTTTTTCATGTTCACAAGATATGCACTCGCATTTATTATTTTCCATACACATTCCATCTTTACTACAATGACATGTGTGTCCACACAAACTACAAGTTACCATATCCTCTCCTATTATTTAAGTCTTTTTCTTATGTCTCTTAGCGAAGTTACGGGCCGCTTCAACTGAGCCAAACCCCCACTTCTTTAGTGCCAGTGCTTTACGGGTTGGCCTTCCCTTCTCATCTTTCATTGGCCCTTTCATCCCCGCAAATCTTGCGGCGAAAGAGACTCTTCGTGGATTGACTCCAGACTTAACTGGAGGCTTTAGGTTAGAACCTTCTGTTCTTTTAAAGAAGTCTCTACCCTTTTGATTTAAACCCCCACTAGGATTCTTGTGTTCTTTGGAGTAGCCCACTATACTTTTTTCGTATGTACCTTTTGTACTGGAAATGATGCTTTGAGACTAGCTCCTTTGTGAGCTTTAAATTTCCCATCATGCTTCATCAATTTATATGAATTACCAGACTTCATCCAATGAAATCCTTTTGGTGCTTCTACAGTCTTATTTGCCATACGACATCTTCTTTGGCTTCTTACCTGCTTTTTTCATTGACATAGCTGTAGCCGCTTGTTTCTTTGCCTTTGGTGATTTCTTCTTCATACCAGATTTTTTCATCATACTTCCGTACATAGTAGTCTCCTTGGGTTATGCTGTTCGTAGAGGTTTGGACATGCCAACTCTCTTCTTTGTTCTTTTCTTTCTATTTCTAAGCATAGCAAAATCTTTTGCATCTAACTTATTATTCTTATTTACATCCATACTACGCTGTCCACCACTAAGGGGCTTTGATTGAGACTTGGCTACTGCTTTTGTCTTCGCTACCACTGAGGGTTTAGACACAGCCAACTTAGGCTTTGCCATTACTTTAGCCTTTGCTCCCTTTAACTGGGAGATTTGTGGCTTTTTCTTTTCTTTAGCTTTCTTTAGTGTTGGTTGTACGGCCATAGTCTACCTCGTCTTTACTGTTTGTTTCGCTCTCTTGAACTGAGATGCTGTCGGAGCACCCTTGTCTCCTTTTTTCTTCATCTTCTCTCCACGCTTTCTTTTGGCATGGATGTTAGCATATAGTCCCTTCTTCATGTTTTCTTTTTTCCACGGATTAAGTCAGCATCTGCCTTCCTTGCTCCACCTTTACCAGTAGCAAAACTACGAACTCTGCCCATAGCCCATTGATGAGGGCTTACCCCCGCTCTGGAACCACTAGAATAGTACGCACCCATTCCTCTTTTATAGACTTTCCTTAGTTTATCTGAGGAAATCCCATACTTTTTAGAATAGAAGGCTATCCCTTTAGGCTTTGTAGCTTTTTTTGTATCCTTTTGTGCCACTCTTACTCCTGGTCTTAGCTATTTTGTTCATCTCAGCTACAGTTAGCTTACCCTCTCTGTATTTTTTAGCTGTAGATTTAATCTCACGCTCTGTAGCACTAGGGTTCTTTGACCCTACTACATACTTAACAGGCACTCCTGCTTTTGTCTTTGGTACTTTTTTGAATTTACGCATAGACTTGTTGTCTAAGTCCTCTTGTTTATAACATTGATGTGTGTGACCTGTGCCTAAACAAGTCTATACCTACTAATTATAGCGTCAATGAGCAATCTGTCAAGAAAAAAAATAATTAACTTGACAATATTGCCCTCCGCATGTATAATATAAATACCTACCAAGGGGGGCCCTATATATATATGGAGATAATTTAGAGAGTTTATTCCTTTCCACTCTAGATTATAGTACCATACTTAGGAATAATACTTCAGTCATATTATTAACGATGTCCCTCTTGGTATGGCTAAGGTGGTTTCAATTCATTTTCAGTATTTTTAGCGGATGTGTGTGTATATAGGAAGGTACACCCCCCCATGGCACCTGCATGGGCTACCAAAAGGTTTACTTTGCTTTCTACCCTAGGGTTTTTTCTTTGTGGTTTCATCCCAGTGGGAACAAAGGGGGAGTAAGATTTTGTAACTACTGG